GTCAAGTTCTCTTGCCTGGCAAGAAGGCCGACATGGCATTTGCTTTGGATACAACCATACGCGTTCTTTTCGTGGATGCACCGCGTTCGAAACAGGGAGATTTCATCCAGTACGACTTTCTGGAGGATGTGAAGAATGGGTATGTCTTTTCGACGAAGTACGAGAGTCGTGTAAAAACGCTTTCCAAAGTTCATGTCGTCGTCAATATGAACGAGGAGCCCGATCACACAAAACTCTCGGAGGATCGTTTTCGGATCATTCGGATTAACGAGTAGCATGTCTCGTCCTGAACCTTTTGATCAAAGGCGGCGTGTGTGGCTAATCAATCTAGCTGGCCGCCATAAAGACGAGTTCATTGCTCCGTCTAACGCATACGGAACCGAAATAGAACGTCATGCCATTAGTTTCGTGCGCCGACTATACCCTGGTTGTGGTATTATACTGCCTACTAGCCCTTTGGCTCCTTATGACTTCCGCTTTCAGCCTGTTAATCCTGGTCCAATGTTATACGCTGAGGTCAAGTCGCACCGCGAGAGAAGAGGTTACTACGCCCGCACTTGGTGGTCTATCGAGGAGTACACTCACGCCAAGAAGCATGGGCGTCTCATCATTGTCTGCGTCCCCGGAAACGTCTCCAGAAAGATTCTTTACAATCGAGGGAGAGTACGAGATATAACATGGTATGCGTACCGTTTCACGCATACTGATCTGCCAAAGTGGGAATCCATGCTCAGATTTTAACTAAATCCCTAATGCGGACTGAGGTGCTTATTTACAGTATTACAGCACTTCAGTCCATGGTCCAAGACTCTTGTCTTGTGGGGCTCAAGTAGACGTGTAATTTAACGTACTTACGGAGCGTTATCTATGTAAGCACGTCGTTTGACGCCCCTCCTCTTACTAAATAGGTCATGGCTTTCGAGTTGTATGGAGGAAACCAGTGGTAGTTATACCCTGGGTTGTCATACTCGTGTAGGCCGCGCGGCGGCCAAGTCATGGCCATTGCTCCAATGTTTTTTCCCTGCCAAGTCCTGTTTCCTCCCGGCGGAGCTGTGTTGATTGCACTGTTTTCATACTTGAAGTAGTTCAAGTTAATCCCTGGGTTCCCAACTGGCCCTGTGTCGGCTTGCGGGTGAACTATGATTTCCATTTTGCTTTCGAGGTTCGGGAGCAAAGCGGTGCGCATCGGGAAAGCCCACCAGAAATCATCAAGTTCGACGGGGTTTCTTGAGTAAACATCCCAGCTGATTGTTGAATCGTAGCTGATGCCGACATTTGATGCATTGCGGTGGCCGTTGGGTCCAAGCCAGTCGGACGTTGACGTCCCATACATATCTCCGGGCAGCATTGTACCGTTTTCTCTCACTTTAACGTCCCATTCTGCGAATTCCGTCAGCCAGTTTATCTGTTTTCGGAATTGGAAGAAGTGGTCCGTTGGCATGCTTGTTGACATAGATGTAATCATCCAGCAGTACCCTTGTTCACTCCCAAGATACCAAGGAAGAACCCAACCGCCGTCCAGCCCAGCTGGCGTCCTGAAGTACCCAATGGTGAATATGAACTCGTTCCATCCAGCAACGAAAGACTCTTTCTGTGTCCCGTCAAGTGTCCATGTCCAGGGTCCCTTGATTGATACGTTTGATGTTTTTGCAAGGCTTTCATTGTATACCGTGCCGTCAGTTCCTGCCCAGCACATTATGCGGAATGCCGAGTCTAATCCTCCTGTCATGCGATAAGGAACCTCCACTGTGATCGTTGGGTCATACTTTTCTGACACTCCGTCCCAGTAATATGGAATACGGAGCTTACAGCCTCCTGTCTTGTAAGTTCCAGTGCCTGCAAGCAAGTGCTTTTGTCTGTCGTAGTCGTCGAAAGCCGTGCCGTATCTCATACCGACGCATACTCCGCTAAGTCCGCTGGAAATCGTTTTGCGGTTGTAAAGGCATATTGGCACCCCTTTCCACCAAGTTTCATCTGTGTACGAAGTACCGCTCCAGTCCTCCGCGCCTGACAAGCGGTGCTCGTCTCTGGCGTTCCATGTTATAACGGTTGGCGTTGTGACTATCAAGTCTGGTACTGGCATTGGCGGCTCCCATGGGGTGCCGCCTCCGACATCTCCCGGGCCTGGCCCGCCTCCTGGTTCTCCGTCGCGCGGTTTTCCGCCGACGCCCTCGCTTTCATCGTCAGATGAGAGCCACTGCACATTCTCATAAAATCCCCAAGGTGCAGGCATGCCGCTCTATCGTCGTCGTTTCCCTGTGAGGGGGCGTAAAATTTATAAGCGCCGAGTCACGATGAGGCGCAGACCGTATGCCCGTAAGGGTTATCGGAAGAGTCCTATCACTAGGCACTTAGCCGTTTACCATAACGCATTTTCTACTGCCAGCACTGGCGCGAAAATTCCGGATGGGAAATCTTATCATTCTACTGGAATTCGTCTTCAGGCCGTTAAAGAGTTTACGGCGAATACAAACGGTACTATGGATTTCTTAATTTTTCCCGGGATTAACAACGGAATGGTTGCCGCAGGCGTGACTGATAATGATGCTTCTTGGGGAATGCCGTATACGTCACATTGCGTTCTCGACCCTGTAGGGGAGGATGGTGATGTGACACAGGCAGCGGAAACTCGCATTTTGCGATGGCGTATTGTAAGCCAAGCTTGCAAGTTTACGCTCACTAACAACAGTGATGAGAACGACGGATGGTGGGAAGCCATTCGAGTTCAAACTCACGGTGATCCGGCTGATGGCTGGTCGTTTGTCTTGCACGGCGACGGCCGCACGGTTGTTGGTCCTGCCACAACCGGCCAGATTCCCGGCATTACTCTTGGGTCGTTTCCCAATTTTGTTGAGCACCCTACTTATGTTACTGGAAAGCTCCGCGACATCCACCGTGAGATTTTTGATCTTATGCCTTTAGGGTCTGATCATGATTTTCAACGACTTGAGCAGGGTAGTTACGTCCCTGCTCAAGTTAGCAATTTTGTTGACGCGGAGAATTACGATGCAGTGATTATCCGCATTCATGGCCGAGGAGGAACTGGAACTCCGACTCGTGTCATGGCTCACATGGTTTGCAACCAAGAGGTGTTGTACGACGAAAATACCTCGTTGGCGCGTTACCACACGGAGAGTCCAAACGCGCTTGCCATTTTCCAGAGTTCGAAGCGCAAGCGTACCGAAGGAAGTCATAAGGCTTCGAAGCGTGGTCGCTCCCCTCTTGTTTCTCCATCATGAGCTTTGAGTCTCAATCTAAGAAAGCGATAGCGATCTCACAAAATCGAAAGTGGTCTCAAAATCAACCAGCTTATAAAAATGCTTACGCTTTTAAATCTAATGCTGCATCTTCTGGTGATCGTGTCGCTGGTAGCAAGTGGCTTGCTGCCCTTGCCGACGATGCTTACAGTAGCAAGGAAGGCTACGCGATCAAAGTCAACCCGTACACCGGCGAAAAAGAAATGTTCGTCCGTGGTACCACGTTCAAGAACTGGGGTTACGAGTGGTTCCAGAACGCTGTAGAGGCGTTTCCTCGCATGGGTTACTCTCAAGCTCCTGGATTACGCTTTGCGGCGAATGACTCCTTTCGCCGTCGGAAGGCCTTTGCGGATAGAGCAGCGGCCGCGGCCAGACGGGAGGGGGTGTCAGTTGTCTATGGCCATTCCCGAGGGGGGGCAGTGATTCATGATATGAATGTTCCTGGAGCTTCGAAGGTCGGGTTGGATGCGGCGACTGTATTGGTAGGCGGGAAGGCATCGTTTACGAATTATCGGCAGGGACAGTGGTTTGATAAATTTATAGGACCGGAACGCAAAGGAAGGGTGAAGATTGTAGGAGGGCGTAAGTCGTACAATCCGAACCCGCGTTCCAAGAGGTTCCATAAAGTTTGGAAGTAAATAGAACATCACGTTTGAATAATACATGTCTAAGTTCGAGCGGACGCCGGGACGGCGGTAGCGAAGGTCCATCTCATAAAAAGCGAGATGAGTCGAGCGAAACATTGGTGCTTTACCTTAAACAACTATACCGAGGAGGATCTCGTTATTGTTGACGGTCTAATTGATGCGTGTGAAGAGTGTACCTACCTCATCTACGGCAAGGAAGTCGGTGAAAGTGGAACTCCCCACTTGCAAGGTTTCGTTTCCTTTTCGAAGAGACTTCGCCTTAGTCAAGTTCGAGCGGTCTTTCCGAGTAATCCTCACCTTGAGGTTTCGCGTAACCCGTTGCACTCAATCAATTATTGTAAAAAGGATGGTGATGTACACGAATTCGGAACCTTCTCTAGCAGTCAAGGAAGTCGTGGCGATCTTGAGTCTTTCAAAGATGCCGTTAAGGCAGGTGTGATGGAGTTGAAAGACATTCGCGAGCAGCACTCGGATGTATACGCAAAGTACACCCGTTTTTGTTTGGAGTATGTCCAGGATCACTACCCGCGCAAAGAGATTATCGATCATATATTGAAAACCTGGCAGTCAGATCTCAAAGAAGTCCTTGATGGTGAGCCCGACGATCGCACTATTATATTTTTGGTTGATACTGTTGGCAATACAGGCAAGTCATGGTTCTCACACTGGTACACTCAGAATGTCCCGAAATGTCAAGTTCTCTTGCCTGGCAAGAAGGCCG